TTTATACCTTATAAAGAACCATCCTCAGTGCTTTACCAGTTATTGGGAAATATTGTCGAAGAGGGAAGACGAATTGGATCGATAGCTGATGTTCAGGTAGGGAACATGAACCCTAACGCACCAGTGGGTACAACCCTAGCGTTATTAGAAAGATCGATGAAAGTTATGTCTGGTGTGCAGTCTAGGCTACACGCTGCCCTGAAGAAAGAGCTTAGAATACTAGCAAAGTGTATACACGATTATATGCCCTCTGAATATGCTTACGAGATAGAAGGAGACTTCTCAAGAACACAAGACTTTGATGGCAGGGTGGATGTAATACCTGTATCAGACCCAAACGCTTCTACAATGGCACAGAGAGTAACACAGTATCAGTCAGCTCTTCAGTTAGCACAGCAAGCCCCACAGTTATACGACATGGGTAAACTACACAGGCAAATGCTAGAGGTGCTAGGAATACAAGAAGCCGATACCATAATTAAGTTACCAGAAGACATAAAACCAAAAGACCCTGTAGCCGAAAACATGGCTATAATGAAACAAGAACCTGTCAAGGCGTTTAAATATCAAGACCATGAGGCTCACATTGCTGTACATACTGCTGCTGCTCAAGACCCTAAAATACAGCAAATCATTGGTCAGTCGCCATTTGCGTCAGCTATACAGAACGCCTTGGCAGCTCACATTACTGAACATGTAGCATTTCAGTATAGAGCAGAGATAGAGCAGCAACTAGGCGTTCCAATGCCAGACGAAGAAAAGCCTTTACCAGATAGCGTTGAAGAGGAGCTATCAAGGATTACAGCAAAAGCTGCTGCTGCTGTCTTAGAAAAGAGCAAGAAAGAAGTGGCAGAACAAGAAGCTTTAGCAAAACAACAAGACCCATTAACAGTAATTCAACAAAAAGAAATGGCTCTAAAAGAAGCTGAGTTTGCCCACAAGAAAGAAATGGACTTGGCTAAACTACAGGTAGATGCAAAGGCAAAAGAAAAAGATCAGGAAATCGAAGTAGCTAAAGTAGCAGTTAAAGCTGTTCAGGATAAAGAAAAGACTACCTTAGAAGAAAGAAAGTCAGGCTTCCAAGAAGGTATAGATTTAGCGAGAGAGTTTACTGATGAGTAGTGAAAGTATCTACGCACCTCTTCTTAAAAAAATTATAGACTACAAAGAAAACCTTAAAGACCACATGTCTACAGGTGGTGCTAAAAATATGGAAGAGTATAATTTATTAGTGGGTGAGTATAAATGTCTCGAAAAAATACAAGAAGATATACTTGACATAGAACAAAGATTTATTAATGATTAAAAAAGTTCAAGTGAACTTTTTCGTATAAACGCAAGGAACTGTGATCCTTAATCACTGCATGAGGTAAAAATGTATCAAGCTTTAAAGAAGGAAGAAGACCCAAAGGTCGCTTCCAAAATGCCCGAACCAAAGGGCTACAAACTTTTAATATCCCCAGTAGAAGTAGATGAGAAAACCGAAGGTGGTGTGTATATGCCTGACTCTTTAAGAGAGTCTGAAGGTATAGCATCAATAATAGGTTTTGTTGTGAGCATGGGTCCTGACGCATACAAGGATGAAAGTAAGTTTCCAACTGGTCCTTGGTGTGAAAAAGGTGACTTTGTAATATTCAGATCATATTCAGGAACCCGTTTTAAAATTCACAATCAAGAGTTTAGAATAATTAACGATGACACAGTGGAAGCTGTTGTCGATGACCCAAGAGGATATAAAAGAATATGAACGATACAGCAGAAAAATTACAAGAAGACTTCGGTGAAGATCAAGTTGTTGATTCAAAGCAAGAAGATAGCTTAAATGAAGAAGACTTTGATGTAGAAATAATAGACGATACCCCAGAAGAGGATCGTGTCCCAAAAAGAAACCCAGATACTTCAGATCAGTCTGAACAGGAATCAGAAGAGGAAGTTAAAAACTATAGCGATGGTGTTCAAAAGAGAATATCAAAACTAAAATATGAGTTCCACGAAGAGAGAAGAGCGAAAGAAGAAGCGACAAGACTTCAGGAAGAGGCTCTTAGATATGCAGAGAAGTTAAAGAAAGACAACGAGAACCTTAGAAAAACACTGGCTGATGGCGAAACTATGTTGATAGATCAAGCCAAAGGTAGAGTTGGTGCAGAGCTTGAAAAAGCAAAAAGAGACTATAAGGAAGCGTATGAGAGTGGTGACCCCGATAAGCTTATGGAAGCTCAAGCTAAGATGTCCAAACTGCACAATGAGGAGTTTCGTGTAAACGAGTATCAGCCTCAACCTGCTGTTGCAGAACCGCAACAAGCTACCAAACCCCAACAACCAAGGCTTTCTCAGATAGATTTAGAGTGGCAAAAAAACAACCCTTGGTTCGAAAAGGACACAATCATGCGTGGCACTGCTATGGGATTACATGAAGAAGTAAAGCAAAAAGGTATTGTGCCAGGAAGCGAACAGTATTATAAAGAGATAGATGAGGGAATGAGAAAAATATTCCCTGAAAAGTTTGAGGTTCAGCAAGAAGCACCTGAACGACAAAATGGAACCGTGGTTGCCCCCGTTGAAAGAAGCGGAAAAAAATCACGCACAGTGCGTCTAACAAGAACCCAAGTGGCACTCGCAAAGCGACTTGGACTCAGCAATGAGCAGTATGCAGCGCAGTTAATGAAGGAACAATCAAATGGCTGATAGAGAACCAAGAGACACGCAAAATCGTGAAAAGCAGACTCGCAAAAAGCAGTGGGAGCGACCCACACTTTTGCCGACACCTACTCCAAGGGAAGGCGTTGAATTTCGTTGGATTAGAACGTCAGTGCAGGGTCAATCTGATACGCCAAACGTATCTGCAAAATTTCGTGAAGGATGGACTCCAGTGTTAGCCAAGGATCACCCAGAGTTGCAAGTAATGACGGATATCGACTCAAGATGGTCTGACAACATAGAGGTTGGTGGGTTACTTTTATGTAGCAACGCAACCGAAACAGTAGAGAGCCGTAAGGAATATCATAGAGAGCAGTCTGCAAGACAGCTTGAAAGTGTTGATAATTCTTACATGAAAACTAATGACCCTCGGATGCCAGTTCTAAGACCAGAGCGAAGCACCCGAACAACTTAATGGAGGTAGACATATGTCTAGCATATCTGCTCCTTTTGGATTAAGACCAGTAGGAACTTTAGGTGGTGAATACACTGGTGGTTTTCGTCAGTATCCTATCCTCTCTTCTCAGTCCACAAGGATTTGTTATGGTGATATCGTCAAGCTAAATGATGACGGTGGCACAACAACGATAGCCAAAGATACAGGTACAAGTGCGGCAACGCCCATTGGTATTTTTCTTGGATGTCGTTATATAGATGTAAGCACAAGTCAGCTTACATTTTCACAACAGTGGTCAGGTGCAGCTCATACCAGTGGTATGGCTTATGTTGCTGATGATCCAAATATTCTGTTTGCTATACAAGCAGACGGAGCAGTAGTAGATGATGATCTTGGTGCTAACGTAGAGTTAGAGCAAACAGCATCAAGTGCTACGTTTGGTATCTCTCGTGTTAGTCTTGATATTAGCACAACAGCTACAACAGCATCTTTACCAGTAAGGATTGTTGATTTTCTTGGAGGTCACGATGGTGACGAAAGAGGAACATCATTCCCAATCATGCTTTGTAAGTTTAACACAGGGCATCAATTAGGTGTAGGTGTCGTGTCAGGCGCAGCACCAGGAGGAGGCTAATCATGGCTGTAATGAGTAGAGCAAATCTCTTAAAAGAGTTACTCCCAGGCTTAAACGCATTGTTTGGGCTAGAGTATGATGGCTATGAGAACGAACATGCTGAGATTTATGAAACTGAAAACTCTGACAGAAGTTTTGAGGAAGAAGTAAAGCTTAGTGGGTTCGGTGCAGCTCCAGTGAAGCAAGAAGGTGCATCTATATCTTATGATGTAGCACAAGAGTCATTCACTGCTCGTTTTAATCACGAGACAGTGGCTATGGGTTTCT